GGTTTATTAGTAGATAAATATCGTATGTGTGAAAACGGACAAAATCCACATATTAAATCAATCGTCCAACCTCGATATGTAACTTCTGCGTCTCATCCACATTTTGTTATTTTACAAAATCCATCCAAGTACAAAGACTGTAAAAAAAACATAATAAGTGGTCCATTCAATAACAACTATACTATTGATTTAATACAAATAAATCATTATTCTTTTAAATCATTAGAGGATTATATAAAAAAACATAATCGTGGAAATGCTGATGGTACACAACCTGCGGTCGTTCAACAAAACCATCATGCAATTTGCAATGATATTGTTGATAATTTTCTACCAGACAAATATTTACCCGATATAAAATACTATTTTAAAATGGTTGCAACTAATCCTATCATATATTGTGCGCTTAACAAAGATGTGTCACTTGTAGATGCTTATAATCATATATTTAACAATGCACAGAGAGAGAACAGACCACTACATATAACCGATAAATATCCGTCTTTTGATAAAAATAGGTATCGACAAAATTATTCCGATTTACACGGGCTTAATGATGAAGACTTAGAATTACATTATATTAATTATGGTGTAAATGAAGGCAGAATATGTGATCGGATTATATGAGTATATGACTATATAAATATATGAAAAAGTAATAAACATAATATTGTATGGTATAGTATTACTATCATATAATGGAATTAAAACAAGAATATCTAGTAAAATTGCCAAAAGATATTATTAATAATATTTTATCATATGATAAACATTTTATCATACGAAAAGGTTACCCAGTGAGTATCATTACAAAAGACGATTATCGTTACGTTGTAATACAAAAACGTCCGAATATTTTACAAAAAACAACAACCATGGAAGCTTATACTAAATATTATGGTGAAACTGTTATAAAAACGGTCAACGGTATAGAAACTAGAATATCTGTATACGAATATCCATTACTAAATAAATGTATATGGACGTTATATAAATATTATCCTACAATGATGGTAACATATAACCTAGCAATTGCGCATTTTTAGATGGGTAAGTATATGATTGCACGTTTTATTATGTTTATTTTGTATAATAAACATAATATGACAAAATTGGTAACGTAGTAAAATAACTAATATAATTTTCTGGCGTCACAAACTAAATTTTTGAGAGCAAATGTAACAGCACTGTATTTATTTATTCTATTTGCATAGCTGTTACCATTTTGTAGTAAAGCGAATGCTGTAGCTGATTGTGTTGCAGGTGTTCTATATACTATAGCTGTATATGGTACATTTGCATATGGACTTCCATAAAATGTTGAAGCTTTTCTGTTGTTATTGAATCCTCCAGGAGATGTAAAACCGTATGCCATTGTTAGTTATTTGGTTATATACTAGTATAATATTTTATTTATTTATCAATAAATAACATATAAAAAATAACGCGCATCCATAAAATTATTGAGTATCTAAAAATTTCATTGCATTGTTTAGTGATTGAACTACATTATCATGATGTTTCACTATGTCACTTAATTCTTCAGACGATTTGGTTGGATCATTTAAATTATAATTCAATAATTTATTTAATAAATTGGCATTATGATAATTTTCTAAATGAAGTAAAATTTGTTCATAATCACTTCTATATTTTGGAATCAACATTCCGTCAACCATCTTTGCCGTTTGACTTTCAATTTTTTTTGCGTAATTTGATGCATTTCCTGCTACTCCATTAAATGAACTTCCTAAATTATTTCTTGATTTTGAATCAGAAAGAGTTGTTAAACCTTCCAGGTTATCATTAAAAGTTTGCTGTAATGATGGTATTAGTTTATTCATTACACGAAATGCAAAATAAATAACAATAGCAATAACTATCATTAAACCTACTGTTTTGAGGAAATCGCCATTCATGTTAATAATAATATAATAGTTATATTATTATGATATTTATTTTCATTGTATTTATTGTATTTATTATAATTTATTTTCTTCTATAGTATTCTCTACATCCTTCTCTTCAACCACCTTCTCTTCAACCACCTTCTCTTCAACCACCTTCTCTTCAACCACCTTATCTTCAACCACCTTCTCTTCAACCACCTTATCTTCAACCACCTTCTCTTCAACCACCTTATCTTCAACCACCTTCTCTTCAACCACCTTCTCTTCAACCACCTTTATATTGCCATGTACACTAACATTTGTAAAATCATCTACTTTATCGATATGTTTTTTAGAAGAACAAGCAGTTAATATGTTTCCCATTTTTTTATATTAAATATATATTTTTAATTTTAAAAATAAACATAACAGTAACATCCATTAATTTGCTAAAAATTTAATAATATTTTCAATAGATGATTTTGATATTTTTCTAGTTTTATCATTATTTGTATATGTTATTTCTTTTAAACATGTAACACCATGTTCTTTAATATTTTTAATCAATTTGTCGATTGTGTGAAACTTATTCATTATAACAACTGCAGTAGTAGAACTAATCCCAGGTATTTGACACAACATAATCTCTCCAATATTATTAGGTGTTATATTCTCTTTCTTAATTTTTTTTATTACTTGTGAATAATTAGGAGATGGCTGTAGATCAGATTGTTGTTGCTCTTCGCAATTATGTGATTTATTTGTATCAGGGTTGGCATTTGCATTTGCATAATAAGGTATTTTTTTATCCATAATACCTTTTCTTAATTTATTCGCACAATTACAAATAAACAACGCGGATTCTTCTAAAGAAACCGTTCTTATGACAGAAAAACCTTTATAATAATTAAGTGAAAAAATAGCAGAATATGCGGTAAATTTATCATTTTCCTTATTGGACTTCGATGTGTATTTGTTGTGATATTGTGATTGTGATTGTGATTGTGAATGTGACGTTGTCTGTGTTAAAATACCCCCTTCAATTAAATAGATAATATTATGATTGTGCATATGTGATCCATTCAATCGATAACTTTGTTCCTCATAACGACCATCTTTTATACTAGACAATAAATCAGAAATTGATTTTCTCTCTATGATTAATTCTTCAGTTTCAGTTTCCGTTTCCGTTTTCGTTTCCATTTCCATTTCGATGTTTTCGCTATTACGACGTTTGATAATCGATTTTATAATTACATCACCAATAGGCAGTGGTTTAGATGTAATGGTTAATTGTATTTTTTTCGAATGTGGTGTTTTATTTCCACTATCATTATTGCTAAATTGTTCAATACTATCTAAATAATATTGTATTTGTTTATGTAACCCATGCTCACGATTATCTATACAAATTTGTATTTCTGAAATAGTTTCCATTAATAAAATATTTATGAAAAAATCATTAAACCTTTTTTTCATAAATTGATTATTTTTATAGTAATGCTGTAAATGATAATTTACATCAAACCTCTCATCACTCTTCTAACAGTTGATTGAGCTGGACTTGAGAAATTACCACAGCAAATTAGTCCAAATTGAGTGTTTGTTGTGCCAATGCTATTTGGATTACTTGATACAAAGAAAGATGTACCAGTTGGAGCTAGACCTCCTTTCTTATCACCACCACAGGTAGGTAAATTTGTAATAGATGATGTGTGTCTTGCACGGTTTCCAGCGCTCATTAAAACCATTTTATTTATACTATATACTAGTATAATAATTTTTTATTAATTAAAAAAATGATTTAAATTAATTCTATTAAATAATAACGAAAACCAATCATATATCAATAATAACTGAATTCAAAATATATAAAGGTTTACTAATATACAAATACATATAATGGATTACAAAACCTTTCACGACGATGATATTGATATAATAAAAACAGGTGTGGATGAAACTGAGTTGGTATTTAATCCCTATAACAACTTAAATATTGAGATTACATTGAATGATGTTCAATCTATTCTTTCTAAATATAATATACCACCACTAATAAACAACGTTAATTTGTACAAACGTGCATTTGTTCATCGCTCTTACACAAAACGTCCTCAATTTGAAAATTTGGCACAAAATATAACTATTATGGAACGACCGGATGATTGTATGGCATTAAAAACAAAATCGAATGAACGCCTTGAATTCTTAGGAGATGGTGTTCTGGAACTTATTACTAAATATTATTTGTATCGACGTTTTCCTAAAGAAAACGAAGGATTTATGACGGAGAAAAAAATCGCAATTGTTAAAAATGAAGCGATTGGTAAAATTGCATTAGAAATGGGACTACATAAATGGTTTATTTTATCCAAACACGCTGAAGAAAAAAAAATACGCACACATCTGAAAAAACTTGGATGTCTTTTTGAAGCCTTTATTGGTGCCATGTTTCTAGATTTCAATAAAATCCCTGTAAAAGACGAAGGCAAATGGTTTACAGACGTATTTGTTACTGGACCCGGATTTCAAATGGCGCAAAAATTTGTTGAAAATGTATTCGAAAAACACATTGATTGGATTGCGCTTATTCAAAATGATGATAATTATAAAAACTTGTTACAAGTAAAAATTCAAAAAGAATTCAAAGTTACTCCGCACTATATTGAAATGGAGCACGACATAGAATTAGGGTATAAAATGGGTGTGTTTTTGTGTTTAGGTCAATCCATTCACAATATGAATTTTAATGATGCAATTTCGATTCATACAAACCAAGACTTGAAATCATTTCAGGCAATACGGGAGTTGCTTGTGAAAAACGAAAAAATATTCTTGCTTTTAGGAGAAGGGCAACATAAAATTAAACGCAAGGCAGAACAAGAAGCATGTAAAATGGCATTGGATGTTATTGAATTCACTAGTGGTTAGGGTTAGTTAGGGTTAGGGTTAGTTATGGTATGTATTTGTGTATTTTTTATTTTTTTACCCGTGGTAAAAATTAAACTAATGGATTTTATATTATCAAATTATATTAGATAATATATTAATTAATAACTTGTTATTTATACTATATACACCCAATGAATTATTTAGAAGAATTAAAGAATAAACCAAGTACAAAGGACATTCAGAGAGAAATTGTACGTGTAAATGTTGGTATGGAAGATGTCGATGATAATAAACCTAGTAAAAATGTTAGTGTAAAAACACCCGCCAATATTCCCATGATCACAGAGGAAATTGATGTCAATTACGATAGAAATGCTTTAAAACAAAAAATAGTAGCAAATAAATTGTCTAAAATAACCGCAAAAACGAACGTCCCTACTACTATTGTGATAGAACCAAAAGTAGTAGATGCGACTGAAATTACTGAAAAAAAGGCACCACTACCAGCGAAATTAAAGAAAAAAATATTATTAGAAATTGAAGAAGATAAGAAAGAATTAGAAACGATTCGTGAGATTAGAGAGAAAATAATGGGATCGGATGAAGATGATATAAGCGAGATTGCACCAGAAGTTGAAAAGACTATGAAGACAAACAAACCAGGCAAATCTGGCAAATCTGACAAATCTGGCACCATTGTCATGTTAGAACCAGACGAATATGTAGAAATAGGAAAAATTAAAACTGCGGAGCGTTTAGGTAGTAGTATTAAAAGTGATGAATCGAACCAAATCGTTCATAAAGTATCTAGCTATTATTTGAACAATCGCGAAATATTTGTGAATTTTATTAATTCTTTATTCGAACAATATACTCAAGAATTAGCCAAAGAAGAGTCTACAAACGCTATATCATGTGATAATATTGGTACCGGGTCTGGATCAGGTACATTTTCTCTCTTGACTCATCAAAAAATTGTCCGTGATTATTTAAATTTATACACTCCTTATCGTGGGTTGTTGTTGTATCACGGTTTAGGTAGTGGAAAAACGGCTAGTTCTATTGCAATTGCAGAAGGTATGAAAACTGTCAAAAAAATATTGGTCCTGACTCCTGCTTCTCTTCGAGACAACTACATGGAGGAGTTGAAAAAAGCGGGGGATTTTTTATACAAACGAAATCAATACTGGGAGTGGGTTTCCGTGGAAAAAAATCCGGAGTATTTGGAAACTTTGTCTAGTATTTTACATTTATCTGTTGAATATATTAAAAAGAAGAAGGGTGCATGGTTAGTCAATGTTAGCAAACCAAGTAATTATACAGAAATTGCAGAAAATTACGCCAAGAAAAAAAGTTTGGAAGATCAAATTGATGAAATGATTCATGTCAAATATTCTTTTATAAATTATAACGGTTTGCGTACGCCAAAATTAAAAGAGCTCACTAACAACTTCACACGAAACATATTTGACGACAAGGTGATTATTATCGACGAAGCTCATAATTTTATTAGTAGAATAGTGAATAAACTAGGAAAAGAAAAAGATGTTCCACTTGATAAACATGGTAATAAAGAGCATTTGCCTCGTGCCATGTTTTTAAAACTATATGAAATGTTATTGAGTGCAAGAAATTCACGTGTGGTTCTATTGACAGGTACTCCTATTGTCAATTATCCGAATGAAATTGCTATTTTGTTTAATATTTTGCGTGGGTATATCAAGACATGGGAAATTCCTATCCAAGTTGATTCTGGATCTGGTGCGGATAACAAATCAAAAGTCGATGTCGAGTTTTTCAGAGATTTATTTTCGAGAGAAAAACTGTTGGATTATTTGGATTATTCATCTATTAAAAAGACATTATACGTTACTCGCAATCCTTTTGGGTTTCATAACAAGTACACTCGTCCAAACAAATATATAGGTGTTAGCGACGAGAGAAATGCATCGGAAAAAGCAACATCAACGGAAGAAGTAACTGTCGGCAGTGCTGTTATATTTAAAGATTCCATGAGTGACGAAGATTTTGAAAAACGTATTTTGCATGTTTTACAACGAGCGGGTGTTGAAGCTAAAAAAAACAGTATTTATATTAAAAATTACACTGCTCTACCGGATAAATTGGATAAGTTTTTGGCTCGTTTTATTGATTCAAAAACCAATGAATTACAAAATGTCGAGTTATTTAAACGTCGTATTATTGGTTTAACATCTTATTTTCGTAGCGCCCAAGAAGAGTTATTACCAAAATACGAGAAGACGGATATGTATCACCATGTTGTCAAGGTTCCGATGAGTGATTACCAATTTCACATTTATGAAAACGAGAGAAAGGAAGAGAGAAAGATGGAAAAAACGGCAAAGTCAAAGAAGAAAGGTCAAGGAGATGGTGGTGTTGGTGTTGGTGTTGATATGAATGAGCTTTACAATCAGGGTGGCGCAAATGCAAAATCTGTATCTACATATAGAATTTTCTCTCGATTCATTTGTAATTTCGTAGTTCCAATACCTGGTGGAAGACCCAAACCTAAAATGTTCTCGAAAACATCAGAAGAACAGGGTAAAGATGACGTAGTAGGAAAGGTACTAGGTGAA